CCGCCCTGGCTTACGTAGAGCCGTGCACCTGCCGCGCCGTCCGTGCGGATGAAGATGGAACCGGATGGTTGGGTACCGCTGGCAACGCCGGCACCAGCGACGATGGTCGGCCCGGCGCTGGTTCCGAGCATCAGCGAGCCGGCCTGTCTCGGCGCCACTGAAGGGCTGACCGCAATGTCGCTCGCGATATTAGTGCTGGTGGTACCGTCTGGCTTGCTGCCACTGGCCGCATGGAGCCCGGCCGCGATGTCGGCCGCGACCTTGGCGGTATTGGCCTCGAACGTAGCAGCATAGGCACCACGAATTGCCTTGGCGGTGTCACTCATGGGGTCAACGAGGACCTGCGCGCCGCGGCCGGTTGCTGTTGCTGGCATGGCTATTGTCCTGGCTGTCCGGGTTGTGGAATAGGCGTACGAGCGTGTGGTATGATGTGCGGAGCCGGCGCTGTGCTCAGCAGCCGCCGGCCCCTGACCATCACGGTGTCTGTGGAGCACACGCAATGGCTGATCAGAACGTAGCCGAAGTCTGGCGACTTATCGCAGCTCATCCCGATTACGAGGTGAGCAACATGGGACGAGTGCGGAGGGCGACCGATGTCACCGTTCCCATGCCTAACGGCGGGATTGCGATTAGGGCGCGCGCTGGCCAACTCCTGAAAATCGGTCGCTTCCAAACTCTGCGCACCTCGCGAGGTTGGATACTTCCTTATCTGCGGGTGACACTCCAAGATGGAGACGTCACAAGGACGCTTCGGGTCCATAGGTTGGTCGCGAAAGCGTTCATTCCGAACCCCGATAACAAGCCGGTCGTCAACCACATCAACTTTGATATCTCCGACGCCCGCGCCGAAAACCTCGAATGGTGCAGCCACAAAGAGAACTGCGCCCACGCTAGTCTTAACGGAAGGCAGGCCACCCCCAATCCCAAGTTCGGCGTCGATCAGAGAAGCGCCAAACTGGACGATGACGCCGTGAGACAGATCCGAAGAATGTCAGCAAGCGGCATGTCTAATGCCAAGGTAGCTAAAGTGTTCGGCATAAATCGGTCGTGCGTTTCCAGGATCAGATGCGGATTGCAGTGGAAACACGTCACGTAGGCTGCCCTGGCGGAGCCGCCTGCGGTATTGGAGAACGTATCAACCTGTTTGTATTTACCATCATCTGATGCGTATTGGCGATTTCGCCGACAGTCTGGTGCGCTGTCTGCGTCGCCTTGGCTTCGTCCAGCGCGGCTTTGGCGTGTTTCCCGCGCAAGTCCGCGAGATGAGTGGCCAGGGCAACATCTGGCGGCATCTGCTCGGGATCAGGCTGCTGTGGCTGCGATGCGCCCGGCGGATTGTCCGGCGCCACGTTGGGTTGCCCGTATGGGTCGCTGCTAAAGTCGGCATGGATGTCATGCACACCGCGCGCCGCGTTGACCTTACGCTCTTGGGCCAGCGCGAAGTTAGCCGCGGCCTTCGCCTGCATATCGGTGACCTGCGCCTGGGCGTGCTGCCCGGCCATCTGCGCGGCCTGGGCTTGCTGCTGCCCCTGCTGCTGCATGTGCTGCTTCATCATTTGCAACAAGTCGTCCTTGTTGCGCAGGCTGCTCGCAGCGACCAGAACCTCGCCAGGGATCAGTCCCGGCTGCACGCTGGCCAACTGCACCAACGTCTGGAAGTTTTCCGCCTGCATGGTCGGCACGTCCTGACCCTCGGCCACGGTGATATCGACATCGAGGTCCGTGATGTCGTTCTCGATGCGGATGACCTGCTGGAGCCGTGGATCACCGGGGACAAGCTGCATCTGCTGCATCGCCATCGCGCGCTGCTGCGGCGGCATCTGTGCCAACTCGTCCTGCACTGTGACGCGGCGGTTGATGCCCACCCACCTGGTATTCTGCAAATCGTCGGTAACACGGACCCACTTGCCGGCGCTCCAGTATTCCCGCGCCGCCATCCAGCACATCTCGTAAACCTGCCGCGCCCACATCCTAAGCCCGTCCGCCAGCGGCTCGTTCTGCGTTGCCCCACCCGCCTGCTGCGCCAGGATCGCCCTGCCACTGAGCTCCCGCGGATCGGTGCCAGACATCGCCGCATTCGGGCCGGACAGTTGCATTTCCTGCACCGCATGCGTCAGCAGCGCCATCTGCCCTTGTGCCATTTGGGTGCCGTCCTGCACCTCGAACTTGAGCCCCGGCATGACCTCGACATAACCGTCGGGCCGAGCGATCTCGCGCCGCGCCTTATCGACATCCTGCACAGCGCCCTTCTCGGCAATTACCTGATGCACCGACATCTGGTGCAGCGCCTTGCTGAAGGCCTTGTTGATCATGTCTTGAGGCGAGATCAGATCCCGCACCATGCCGTAACGCATGTTGTCCAGGTCGGTATAGGCGCTACGCAGAACCAGAGGACAGGCAGATTTGCCGTGCCGGTCCTTGAACTTGCTGCGCTGCGGCTCAGTGAGATAGCCGGACCTGGTATATGTCGCATTCCACCAGGCGCCTTCCTGCGACCAGTGGCACTGCACGACACGGCAGCGGGTGCGGCTGGTATCGGTCCATGTCATATATGCCGGGCGGTCGTCGTACTGTGTCGCATCACCATGCGAGAAACTGGTATCGATAACATCCTGGGCATCGGGATACATCTCGTGCAACTGGTCCCGGTCCATCCAGATGACGATTCCCTTGTATCTTGCATCGAGGAAATCATCCTGGCGGCTGTGCGGATCATACCAGATGCGATCCCACGGAACCTGCGTCAGCGTGACATTAGCGCCGCCCTGCCCGTCATCCTCCAGACCGACCTCACAGCCGCCGAAGCCCTCGACCAGTATCTCGTTGAACACCGCGCTGCGCAGCATCGGGAAGTTGCTATCGTCGGCGATGTAGCGCAACGCCTGAGTGGCGGCGTCGGCGCGGTCTTCTTCGGTGGGCGTGCGTGGAAATGCCTTCGGATCGGTTCTGGCCTTTCTTTCTAGCCCACAGAGTAGCTCTACTTTCCGTTTTACGTAATTGAAACTTATAGGCGGCTGGTGACGCGCATTTAGCACATCGAGTTCCGCTCTTGTCCATTGTTCGCAGTTATAATATCTGCGGTACATCTCGGACGCTTCACGACCGTCTTGGCTGGATCTCTCAGCCTCTTCGAACCACTGGATCAGGCGCGTGTGCTGCTCATCGATATCGCGCGGAAAGTCGGTCTCGTTGCCGTTGAGATGGCGAACGGCGGCGGGCCACGGGCTGCCGCGGCTGGCGGTCATGGAAATGGCTGTGTCGCTCATGGGATCACTGGTGGTGGCTTAGCCTTGCGAGCGGCGTCCATGGCATCGCTGAGCCATTTCAGCAGCCAGTCACGATCGACCGCATAGCCCTCCCGCTCGGCGTCCTGCATGGCGGCGTCGGCCCATTTCTCGACGTCGTCGCCGACCTCGCGTTGGAACTCCGCGCCGCTCATCGTGGTGTAGTTGGTCGTCACAGCATCCTCACGATGGCCCACGCGATGAGGCCGAGCAGTGCCCAGGTGGTGGCGAGCAGAGTGATCAGGCAGGCGAACCAGTACACCCCATGGGTGCCTCCTAGGCTCGGCAGTCCCCCCGCGCGCCTTCGCCATCAGCAACGCGAGGAGCCGCCGTCTGGCCTCACCCAGAGGGATCTTGGCCTTCAGCCAGCGACGGCAGTGGCGGCAGCGACGCCCCGCCCCGCACTCGCTTCGGAGGCTCTGGCGATGCCGGCCGAGGCTTCGGCGGCAGGTTCAGTTGCAGCCCGAGATACCGCACCTGCCGCGTCACGCTGTGGTAGCTGCGCCCCATCATGGTCGCGACGGCCTTCAACCCCAGCCCGTTCGCGCGCAGCCGGCGCAGCATCGCGCGCTCCTCGTCCGTCCAGGGGGTCTGGGTGATGTGCTTCATGCTGCACCGCACATGACATTCTGTCGGAAACTCGTTACGCTTTGTCGCGGCGAACCAAACAGGAACAGCCGAACGGTGGCGTCGGAAACTCCATTACCCGTGATAACCGCCGTTATCAGCGGTAATCCGCCTCTGGCGCAGGCCCCTCAAGGCGGAAATCCACGGTCAGCCCAGGCAGGACCAGCGTGCAGTCCGCAGCTATCCGGCGCCGCAGGAACAACTCCCGAAGCTCCTCGATGCACCCGAGCATGTTCTCGTCCGTGATAGGCGCGTGCCTCCCGGCGTCATACTGTCTGAACCGCTCCACCATCGCCTGCATACGAGCGTCACTCACCGCAGCCTCGCCCCTCCGCCTACTGCGCAGTAATAGAGGTCGATAGCTTTCGCCTGTCTCATATGTTATGCTATCGGGATGATAGTCCAAGGCATCTACGTCATCCGAAACACGATCAGCGGTCGCGTCTACGTCGGATCAGCGCGGGACATCAAAGGCCGATGGGCCGTTCACCGATACCAACTCGCTAACGGTAGACATCACGCCAAGCTGCTGCAGCGTTCGTGGGCAAAGCACGGACCCGCCGCTTTCTCGTTCGAGGTTCTGGAAACGGTCCAAAACGCTTCCGATCTCCTGGCCAGGGAACAGCATTGGATCGACGCCTTGTCTGCTTTTGATCCAGCGTGGGACCGCGGCTTCAATGGACACCCGACCGCCGGTAGTCCTCTTGGTCACAAAATCTCTCCTGAGACGCGAGCCAAATTGAGCACGCTACGGAAAGGCCGAAAGGCATCGCCAAAACGCCTGGCCCATCTAGTTAAGGTGGCGCCATTAAGGAATGACGGCCGGACGCGATGGCTCGCCAGGATCCATAGCGACCCAGACGCAGCTCGTGAGCACGGCGCGAAGCTGAGCGCGGCCTTCACGGGAAAGACCAAGACACCAGAGCACAGAGCAAAGATAGCTTTAGGCCACCGTGGCAAGATCGTGTCTCCAGAAACTCGCGCCAAACAGGCGAAGGCCCAAAAGGAGCGGTTTGCTCGCGATCTGGCGGCTGGTGTTCCACGCTTTGGGCGTTCACCGCAATCGAGGTCCACTACCGACTGAACAATAATATATATCGATTAGTAGATACAGCAGCGCCACGAGCACGATCACCGCCACGATGATGCGGATGATGCGCATCGCCACGTCGCCGGCCCATCCCAACCACCCGAGCACGATGGGCAGGATGATCATGATGACGGCGACAATGCCGCCGACCACCACGAGCCAGATCAGCGCATAGAGCAGCCATGGGACGGTGAAGCACATGGCGGGCCGCCTCTCA